GCTTTTGGTGATTCGTCTAAAGACGAACTCAGGGTCTATCGCCAGCGTTTCACAAGCTTGCTTGTGTACCGCTTCGTGTACAAACTGACCGAAAAGGGTTCAAAGATGAACCCTCCAAGGTCGCTCCTGCGTGACATACTATTCGTACTAAACATCGTTGATTGGCGATGCCCCTCGACAAAATGTCGAAGAAGCATCTTCCAGCCACTAATGTTTTTATGGATAGCACGGCATACGACATCCCAAGTAAGGTATTCTCTCTTTTGCAAGAAAGAATTCCATCTTGATTTGAAGTATTGCTTGTCATCGGAAACATAATGCAGACTCGGACTTGATAAATTCAAGTCTTTGTTGGGGATACAACGATAAATACGCTGTAACTCCGAGGCTATAACGCCACTAGCATTAACGTATCGTTTATCATAGAAGGAATTCGAATAAGAAATCCAACTAGTATAAACGTCAGGGGATGGGGATGATGACCAAACTGTTCGTAAACGAACAGGAGTGACATCGATACCTTTATAGGCATCCATGCCACACGACTCTCTAAAGAGTCCATTGATGCAACTTTTGTCTCTATTGACCTTAAGGCCAAAGAACTCAAGTTGTTCGATTGCATCCGCGGCGTAAGCCGTTGGGACAATCACATCATCGCCGTACACTAATATACGCTCACGCGTATACGCATCCGGAGCACCAGAGTGTAAGATCGCATAGACAGTCAACGCCAGAATGGGAAAGCAAAGTGCTGATCCCATAGGCGCGAACTTGCCCATGCTAATTATCTTACCATCCGGTAACTTCGTTCGCTGACTCCTACAACATTCCAAATATGGTGTAAACCAATCTGGATAGAGTAGGCGAACAAGCCCCATACTTACTCGATCACTTGCCTCATTGAGGTCAAGTGTCGAATATTTACCGTTCTGAGACCCATAAAGGGCCGCACAACGATTATGGGACTGATCAGTGAAGTTGACTTGCGTCGCCGTAAGGCGATGCTCTTCAACATGCTTAATCAAGGCCTTAGATAATCCTTGTTGAATCCATTGGAAAACCAATGGTTCACAAGATATTAACCTGGGACCGCGAGAGTCTTTTGGTACAAGTATAACTTGTGCCGGAAACTCTTCATCACCAACAGCCCTAATGGACTGTAAGTTATCACAAACATCACTAAGATTAGTATAAAAATACTCATCAAGGGGATATAGTGACAACAACCGTTCAGGAACATTAGTCCAAGAGTACTTGTCCCAGAGGGTTTCTTTAGTAGAAACTACTCCGGGTCCGTGCTTCGGAACAATGTCCTTAGGGTTGAATGATCCCAAAATTCTTTCAAGAAGAATTTTGGATCGCCGAATAATTCTCGTATACTTTACACCTACAGAGGTGCACCGTGTACGGGAACCTTCTATTTCTTGCTTGAGCAAAGCAAGAGACTGATTAAGCGGCTCAAGTTGTTTCTCAGTTTCCAAAAACTTAGAAACAACAGCCTGTTCTTGGTCAGGAGTATAGCCCAATTCATACTTGTAAAACAAGTATAAGAACTGGCGCAATACTTTGATGCTGGCTACACAGGGACTTGGAAGTACCCTGCCGTCGTTGTCGAAGACACGTACGAAAAACTCCCCAAGTAACTTGGGAAGTTTACTATGCTTGGACATTTTATGTTCATGCATAGAGTCGAACGATACTTCGCCGGTAAGAGCCCGATCAAGGTTCTTGCCGAGACGTGGGAGGGTTTTCGTAAGAAAACCCTTGCCTTCCCGCTCATACCTCTTGACTACCTTTGCGGTCGTCAATCGACATGCGCGTGGTGAAAACACATCACTGTGTAACATTTGGATGTCACACAATAATGCAGCGATAGTCCTGATTTCTAAGGGACTGTCTAGACTTTCGAATGGTACCATATGGTATCCTTTCTAGAGTATGCATACACTGTGTGATCACTAACGATAACCAGTTGACAGGTAAAAGGTCTCAAATACGGGTGATAAGTCCGTATTTGAGATTGGACCTGCTAAAAGCTATGTACAATAAAGGCCGGATTAACCGGTTGTTGTACAGAGAGTTTAGAACCTTCGGGATTAGAAATAAAGATCTCTAATCTCGGAGTTTTCAAGTGGATAGATGCGAACCAAACGATCCCTAGCACTAAGTGCCAGAGGAGAATCAAAACGATCCCTAAAATAAGGATCTGATTCTCTTCAGAAAACGTCTTAAGACGTAATCTGAAATAACGCCATAAACTACGAGTAATCATAGGTTGGAACCTACGGTTATAGTAGATTAAAGCGTTTCGTTTAGTAATGAAGCGGCTCCGTTACCAGTGCCATCATATAAAATAGTCGTTGAAGCGCCTAAAGAGGCGCAAAACGACAATATGTTGGCAAGGGCTTTCTTACAGTCGTTCATGTCATCAGCGACTCCTTCGGGAACGCTGAGAACAAGATACGCTGAAGAGAGTACCTTATCGCCCGCTGTGTTCTCTGACGTAATGTCAAAGCGCACAACAGAGCGTCTGATTGCGGATTTTCCAGAACCGACATGACTGTGAGAAACAGTCAAGCGGTGAGGAAGACCAACAGTTTCATTAACCTTACGGAAAATGGTCTGTTGACCGTTCATGCTGATGCGTTCGAATTCGATTTCGGCGCCAGCAGCATCTTTTACTTCGTTAGTTACGAGTGTATTACTTAGCATACATATTACACATTTAACCGTGTGTAATCGGGTGTTAGGTTAGCGTCTTTTCTTTAGTCTTCCAAGACCTAAAGCAGACGCAAGGCTAAACTCTCTAAGGTTTAGCCCGCTCCATTCAACTGAAGCAACGATGTTAGGATCAAAGAAACTGCGTTTAAAAGCAGTCTCAACAATCCTAGCAACGGGAACTGTGCCGCTCACATCAGGACCGCCAGAGCAAAGAGACATAGATGTCTCAATTGTTCGAACGGCCTTAAATGAGTAACAGTTCCTATATATGAGTACTAATGGGTCAACGTTTCTTTGTTGAAACTGAGATAGCCAACTTCCAATGTTGACTAACCAGTCTACAACGAACGACCACGGTATGGCATTCCAGAGGATTTGAAGGTTAATATTAACCCCAAGATCGTCTAAAAGGCCGCCAATAAGAGCAAGCTCTTTTGGTAATCCTTGAAGATCATACGCGTAATCGGCAGAAACAATGACACGTGCTTCGGAGTACGTAACACGTCGATAATAAGTGAAACCCCCGTAGGTAGTGGAAGACACACCTACGGTTACGGCTTCATTCTTATCGGGGTACGTACCGTTAACTGGATTCGCAAAATGCGAAGACAGGTAACGTTTTTCCTGAGCGTACAGGTGTTCAACCTGCGCACGCACGTTCCGAAGTCCTTTCACAATTGAAAAGACATCGGATACAGTAGGGTCGACATTAAAACTCTTTTGGAGATAAATGTCGGAACTTACTCGCAATATGTCTCGAATAGTTGACTTAAGCCTAACAACATCTCGCAAGAGATGCTGAGCAGCTTTTATGGTCTTAGGAAGAGACTTAAAGTCTTTCAACTCAATCAAGTCATTGATGAGTGAAAGCTTCGGTTTCATCCCAGGCATCATATTAGCCAATCCTCGAGAACATATCGAATCAATGTCTGAAGGAGCAGATATAGATCTGCTCGTAAGGAGGTTGAACGGAACAAGAGCAGGTAATCCTGTAAAAGGATTATCAGCTAATTGTCCGAATCCAGCCCCCGTACCAGACCGATTCTCCCATTCCCACCAAGGGTTAGTATGTTTATAAGTATAATACCTTCCGGAAGATCCGAAAGGTCCTATAGAATAAACAACATTGGCCTGAGACAACCAAGTTGAACGTTTATAATGTTCAACTGGATGCCACCGACCAAACCCAGTCTCTGTAGTAATCCATTCATAATAGTTGTCGAAACTTCTATTTTGAATGGTAAGATTAGTGCCGGCACCTAGTCCTCCATGAGGAATAGGCACGACAGTAGTCCCTACAAAGGTAGTAGAATTGGAACGCGAATATGTATTCATATACAGCGGTGATGTAATCACCTTGGTGAGCTCCACAAGGA